CAACATTTTGTTGTAGCGTTTCGTAAATATTTTCTTCCATTTGCTGCTTGGTTGATGCATAACCGTATTGATAACGAAGTTGCGGTTGGTTCAAATCCTTATTCTTTGGATTGGGAACGAATTGCCAAGCGTTTGAAATCAAAAGGAAAACATGTTATTGCTGGCGATTTTGGAAATTTTGATGGTTCTCTTGTTGCTCAAATTTTGTGGGCAATATTTTGGGAGATATTTGTTCCTTGGTTGGAAATGTTTAATGACCTTAATAGCCAAGAGGGACGTGATATTCTTAAAATTTGCCTTGGTCTTTGGGCTCATCTTGTTCACTCTGTCCACATTTTTGGAGATAATGTTTATATGTGGACTCATTCTCAACCTTCTGGAAATCCTTTTACTGTTATTATTAATTGTTTATATAATTCTATTATTATGCGTGTTTCATGGATTCGTATTATGCGCCGTGATTGTCCAAATTTTATGTCAATGAAATTTTTCCGTCAATTTGTTGCTTTAATCACTTATGGTGATGATAATGCTGCAAATATAGCGGATAAGGTGATTCATTTATATAATCAAGAAACTATCAGCGCTATTATGGCAGATATGAAACATGAATATACTGACGAAGGCAAGTCTGGTACAATTATAAAATCACGTCATTTGGAAGATATTTTCTTTTTAAAACGTGGTTTTAGGTTTTGTCCTGAATTGCAGCGTACAGTTGCTCCTCTTAAAATTGAAGTGATTTATGAAATGTTGAATTGGACTCGAAATACCATTGATCCGAATGTTATTCTTATGTCCAATATTAATACAGCTTTTCGTGAGATAGTTAATCATGGCAGAGATGCTTATGATGAACTATATCGTGGAATTATGCGAATTGCTGTTAAGCTTCCTTCTATTCCACAAATTTCTACTTATGAGCAGTATTTGCATGATCTTACATATCTTGCAGATGAAGTTTATGAGTTTTAAGGTCAAAATGTGATCTTGCTTTTCTATACAAATATTAGAGGTTAATTAAGAGAAAAGTAGTGCTATTTTGATAACTAGGTTAACTATTTAGTTTTACGGCCCAGGATGCCTAGTGGCAGCCCCACAATA